CTGCCATGCATCGCTTGCCGCATTGTGTACTGTAAACTCAACTGTGTAATACTTATCCATTTTCTTCTCTCCTTTACTTGATCTCTCTTAATCTCAACTTACAAGCACTTCCTGCCGCCTGTGCCGCTGACGGACTGTCAAACGTGATTGTCACGCTTGTTCCGCTGAATACCATTGTTTTATAAGATAAGGCATCCTCGCCATCGGCAACCTGTATGAAAGGCTTGTATGCGTAATTCGCATTCAATCCCGTGAATGTCTTTGATGTATCGCTTGTGCTTATCGTATATTCGACAATAGATCCCCCGGAAGAAAACCATTCATCCGTGACGATGTTTGCCGTTGCGTTTGATGAGGCATTTGCCGTAAACGTCTGAACTGTCGAGCTGTTCTGCTGAATTGTCAGAGTCGCATCGTTTACTGTCGGAACAGAAGGAATATCTGCTGCTGTTGCAAGTTTGTTCGATGTTGTGGCTGTCGAAGGAATAAGGCCGTTGATTGTCGAGATATCTGTGGTATTTCCATCAACCAACCCCTTCAGAACGCGGCCCTGATTAGCTGAAAGCGCATCTGTTGAGCTTGTGCTTATCAGATTATCAATGACTGTTACTGTCGAGCCGCCGCCACCCGTCAGAGCCATAACATAATCCCATTCAGCCGCATCAGGTAACAATGATCCGCCCGTTTTCGTACAGGTATATACATATCCAAAGGACGAATTGAGATAAAAGTCATTTATAACGCCCGGGAAACCTGTTATCGATGTTCCTGTTCCGGATATAGCCGTTCCTTTGTACCATTTCGAGCCATTCTGTCCGTTTGTGACATCGTATGTTGTTGTGGTTCCGTCATCGTATGTGATCGTGTATGTGTCAACAAGGCCAACTGTGGCTGTTTTTACGATACTTACGATTCCGTTTCCGTCAGCTCCGTCCGCGCCCTTCAGAACGCCCTGACTCTGCCAAGAATCCGTTCCGATACACTTCCACAATTCCATCGTTGAGGTATTGATATAAAACGAATCCTTGTAGAATCCCGTTGATGAGCTTGTAGGCCCCGTTACGGCTGTTCCTGTATTCAGGACAACTTCCGATACCTTGTTGATGATATCGATCGCGTCATGAATGGATCCACGAACATCTTCGCCATAGACAGCCGCCATAATCGCCGCCAAATAACTGCTAATGTCTGCCATTTCTATCTCCCTTCGATTTTATTAACTATGCCAAGGCCCATGATCTTCCCACCATTTCGCCATCTCAACAATGGAATATGTTGCAACTTCAACGTAATGCCCGGGAATCCATGCAGCCGTATTGACCGCGCCCCAACATGAATAATAATCTGTGCCAGTCTTTCGAGCGAATACACCGGCTCCGCCCGATGTTGCGCTTGTCATGCTCAAATTGCCGCCTGAAAGCGAAAGCGTACCCGTTCCATCGGTTATTGTTCCCGTTGCGGCCTTTAATTGCCCGGAGAACTCGCCCTGTGCCATCTTGACGTAACCTGTTGACATATTAAGCTCATAAACTCCATTATTCGCGATAAGCTCGCCTGTCTTAATGAAGTTTGCTGTCATCTGCCCTGTCATATCCATCGCAACGGATGCTGTCCAAGGATCTGAAGGATATGTTCTCGACAGATAAGCCAATCCGCCAAGGTTCCACCGCCAACATTGTGTAGCCTGTGAATAGTCCATGTTGTTCGCGATGCGGATTTCTGTAATATGATCCGATCCATCAGTTTCAAACGTGACATATCCACCATCAACGCCGTTGAGAAGCTCAAGAACATTCTTAAATGCCGCATCAAGTATTGATGATCTGCTCGGAAGAGCCTTAACCGCTTCTGCCGTTCCTTGTGCCTGTTCTGTGAGTGTCCTGTTCGTTTGAACGTGTCCGCTCATTGTGATGCTGTTTTTGTCTATGTTCTGGATATCACGGCTTATACTTGTCAGATATAACCATTGATCCACCGCGAACGGAGCCGCGATTATCCTGACAGAATCTCCGATTTTAATCTCATCGACATTCTCGACTTCTGCCAAATCAACGGCTTTTACTTCCATCGTGAGCTGTGGCTGTGAGTATCTTGTGAGATAAGAGGATGCCAGAGCATTCAGATCCGTCAGATTATCAACACCATCAAAAACGACCGCTTTTGCGTGTCTGCCGTAAACATTGATTGAAGTTTGAGATTCAATCGTTGTTCCCTGAAGCCTCTGGTTATATCCGTCATATATCTCTGTATCTGTTTCTTCGCCATACGGAGTCAGAACATTCGTGAGATTGCCATAATCGGATTCTTTGACGTAATCGAGCAGATTATACCCGTATTCAATCGGCTGCGTAGCCTGCGAGCCGTAGTCCTCCAATCGGACAATATCGATATATCTGCTCACTGTTCCGCCAGATGTTACTCGCCTGACGCGAATATATCCTGTATCTTTACAAATGCACTCCCGAAGATCATCAAGAATGCTCCATTCGTATTCTGTAACCCAATTACAGAGCGATGACACCTGCGAATTTGTTACAACTCCGGCGAGAAATTGACGTTCTGCCGGTCTATTCAGGTTATAAGCATCAATCGCCGCCTGAAACCTTTGAACATTTGTCTCGTTCGTGATTGCCGCCGGAGTCAGGAACTCATCCGCAAGCCATATCAAATCTTCCACGCAATAAACTTCTGCGATGTTCGCAAAATCCGTGTTTATTTCCTTAATTTCGCCTCGCCAGAATTCTTTTCCGTTCTTGAATATTGTGACGAGCGCGCCCATTGTCAGCTCGCCATACAAGGGATTCTGTGGCGGGACTTTGAATGAAAATGTGCCTGCCTGCCCGACATCTTCCTCGAGCTTTGTATCATATATTGCCGCATCTTCCGAAGCAGGATAATACAGCACTTTTTCGCCAAGATTGACCTGAAACATTATAAGCTTCCGCTCCTATATACAATCTGAATCTTCGCATCTCCTGTGAATGTCAGCTCGACCTCATTATCTCCACCAACAAGGATTGACGGAATTCTGTTCGTTCCTGCCGTGAGCGGATATGTTATTCCGCCTGCCGTGACAGTAAATGTTGCCGATGTTTGATCTGAAACAACGAATTCCGGAGATGTTGCCATGTGCCCCTGTGGAATAGTGATTAATTCAGATCCGACAACTGTGATTGCCCCGATATATGTGACAACATCTGTCAGGAAGTTAAACGGATCCCAGAGCCACGGATCAGCAGAGGATAATTTGCTGTATTTGTACGGATCTGCGGTTGGAACTGTAAGCTTGAATCTTCCAAGTTCACGGAATCTGTCAAATCCCTTCACAAATACTCTACCACGCCAATAATAATTTTCATCGTTATCGAGTGTGAGCCTACATACACGGCCTTCGATATTGTTTCTGAATGATGAAATAACGCCATCCCAATCAAGCCGATCGCGAATGCCGCCCAACTCGAAAGAAAGCTGACGTTTTCTGAACACTCTTCTGCCGGAGATTACCTCTGTCGCATCAATCAAGCCTGTTCTTCCGGGGATCTTGATATACGTTGTTTCCATTTCAGGATCACCGATATAGTTATTATTCCCGAGAGCAAGTTCCCAATTATTCAGAGTGTGGTATGTTTTCCCTGTATCTTCGACATATATCTTGATGCCGTAAGTCAATTCATTCATCTTCTGCCGCCCCTTATTGCTATCGTTCCGAGTGCCGCATTCATATCCGGAGCAATCGAACCAACAAGCGCACCCGAATCCATAACGAGCTGTGTGCCTGCTGCCAGATAAGGCAGATATGTCTCGAGAAGTCCTGCGAGATCACTATGCCCTGTTAATGGCTGTACCATTGCTTCGCCGCTCGACACCTGAACAAACTCCGGCCCTGCTTCTCCGACTATGGCCGAACCGCTTGTAAGAACACCGCCTTCTGCCATCGGCTTTATCGTTCCGAAGTTAATGGCTCCGCCAGATATAACTCTTAACCCGTTTGAAACATTGTTTACTCCGCTTATAATCTCGTTCAGAATGCCCTTGAACACGCTCAACATACTATAAGCAACCGAAAGAAATGACTCTTTCATGATATTCCATCCGGTCAGCCATCTTGACGCAAGACCTCGCATCAAGCCTTCAAACGCCGCTTCTGCGAGTTGAAGTATAATTTTATACCGCTTCAAGCCATCTTCCCAAGCCATCACGAAGAAGTCCTTGAGTGCGATGCCGAGATCCTTAATCATGTTGAATGTGCCTTCTATACCCGAATAACTTTCATATAATTCCTTGTCATCAGGGAATAGGTATGCACCGAGTTTCTTACCAAGCTCCGCGCCTGCGAGGAATGACGTAATTGACGCAACCAAAGCCGAAGCGAACATAATTCCTGCTGACGTTCCGCCTGCTGCCAATGTTGCACCGATATCCGCCGTCAAGAACGAAGATATTCCGCTTATTGCGCTCGACACGGCTGAAGCAACGCCCGGAGCAATCTTCGCAATAGCCGATACAACCGAGGCGATTCCCGATAATACCGATAAAACAGGAGATAAAACAGCCGTAATTGCCGCAATCGCACCAACAATCTTTATTGTTTCGGGATCTATTTCGCGGATTTTCTGAAGAATGCTCTCAATCCATTCCTGAATCTGCGGAAGATACGGCAGGATCATCTCTGCAATCTGTCCACCCAACTCCATAAGAGTCGCAGAACCTTGCGCTTTGAGTTTCTCGATGTTGTCATTTATCTCCGATGCTTTTTCAAGCTCTTCTTCCGGAATGATAACTCCGAGATTTTCGGCTTCTTTGCCTAATGCTCTTAATGCCGCGCCACCGTCATCAATTATTCCTGCAAGCTCGTCCGCAGACTTTCCGAATAGTTCCATTGCAACGATATCGCGCTCTGTTTCATTCGGAATCTTGCTTAATGCCTGAACTGTATCAAAGAATATATCTGAAGTGTTTCGATATTCGCCGTTCCAAGTCTTGACCTCGACACCCATCTTCTTGAAAGTGTCTTTGTTCTTCTCAAGACTCTTCTTCATCTTCTTCATGCCGCCGATGATTGTGTCAGTATCGACATCTACACCTTCAGCCGCATATTTCATCTTCTGGATCTCGTCCGTTGTGAGTCCGGTCTGCTTTGCGAGTGTTGTCAGCTCATCAGCATCAGATGCCGCTTTGACCGCTAATCCTGCAAGCCCTGTGATTGCCCCTGTTGCCGCAAGAGATAAACCTCTTGTTTTCTGTGCCATTGATCCGAATTTGTCTGCCATCTTCCCGGCAGAAACAGAAATCTTCTCCGCTGTGGCATTGAAACTCTTCGCTGCTGCTTCCGCTTCCTTCAGCTCGTTCTCACAAGCAATGATTTCACGAGACAGAGCATCATATTGCCTCTGTCCGTCCTCTGTGGACATATCTATTGATTCTTGAGCCTTTTTGAGTGCATCAAGTTTTGTTTTTGTCTCTTCAACCCGATCAGAGAGAAGTTTCTGCTTCTGTGCGAGCAATTCCGTGTTGCCCGGATCCAATTTAAGAAGTCTCTCAACGTCCTTCAGATCCTTCTGGGTATTTCTTATCTCGGAATTAACGTCCTTCAGAGCCTTTGACAGCCCTGTGGTATCTGCTCCTAATTCTATTGTAATTCCACGAACTTTTGTTGAAGCCATATTATTCTCCTATATCAAATGTTCCCTGAAAGAATGATTTCATACTTCCTGCCGGAGCCTTGATATCGTAATTCTCCCGATCGTTACCCTTTTCGATAATCATGTCGAAAACCATTCCGATCGTCATATCGTCCAGATCTTCCTTCGTCAGATGCAATTCTGCACATCGGAGCATAAAAATCGCACCATTCGGCTCCCTATCTCTCGGAGCTATTTTTTTTTACTCTGGGAAGTCTGTTTTGTGTTTATCGCCCATAACTCAAGGATATGCGGCAAAACCTCGTAAATTGAGAACATATCAAACGTGTCGAGCCAATCGTCCGCCGTTTTCTCGTCCATGTCAGGAGTCGCTTGACGCGCCATGATATACGCGACATCTTCGAAGATTTGCAAATCTATGACATCAAGCTCATCTTCGCCCTTTTTCTTCCGATCATAAGCCTTCATGAGCTTATTCATATCTGAGATCATATCCCTGCCGATGATTCCGCGATAGAGCCTCGGAGTGCGAGCCGTTGCTCTGAATTTGACTTGTTTTCCATCAATGGTTACTTCCCTATCCATAATCTTCCCCTTTTCCCTTAAATATTCTTTTTTATGTTCTTTATCAGATTATCCTCACATTTCTGCTCAACAGGAGCGATATGAGGGAATGCCTGTGTTCTTCCGCCACCTACAAGCGCATGGCCTTTTTCGAGCAAGTGTGTAAGCCTGTAATGCTTCTCGTTATAGACAACCGCCAGAATGCCTTTTTCCTTCGTTTTCATAGTCGAAGCGCGTTTTGTCCACCCTTTGTTGTACTTCTCCCATGATCCGTATTTTCCTGAAGGCTGTCCTTCACTTCCAACCGGGTGAGCAGCGCGAAGCTCTTTAACAGCATCATCTGCTGTCTCAAGAACTCCGCTCTTGCACGCCTCTTCCGTCACATCTTTGAAATTCTCAAGATATTCCAGAATTACATTTGAAAGCTCATCAACTGATACTTTTTTGCTCACTCGAAAAAACCTCTTACGTTGTAACTATTGTCGGAATATACGGAGCCGTGTGCCATGCTGCGAGAACAGCAGAATCCGTTGTTGCCGTTGACATAGCCATTACGCGACCGCTTGCGAGCGGAGCGAATGAAACGTCAAGAGTCTGCGTTGAAGGCTCCTTCGTGTCTGTTGTGGTTGACTTATCAAGAGAAGGACGAGAAGCCGTTCCATTGTAAAGAACGAACTTCGTGCCTGTCTGATCGCCTTCCTCTTCGAATGTCATAGCGAAGTGTGTAGGCTCTGCGATATCCTCAACCAGAACATTGTTCGTGTCCTTAAGATATTTAAGGATTGTCTCCCTGAATTCATCAGGAATAACCGCAACTTCAAGTGATCCTGCATATCCGTTGTTTGCAACAGATGTGTAATACTTGATGTTGTCAGCATAGAAATCGTTCGTATCGCCCTGCTTATCAAGTGAAAGGCTTACTGTTCCGGGAATAGCGATAACGCCTCCATAAGTAGGAACTCCGCCTGATTCGCTTACAATAGGGAATACATGAACATTCTTAATACCAAATTTAACCTTATCCATGATTTTCTCCTTACGTTGTGATTACTGTTGTCTGTGTCATTACCAACTCGATCGAATATGTAATCATGTAGCAATTCTCTGAATCGAGATATTCCTCATATTTCTCCCAACCGAATTCGCATTCTGCGAGCTTATTCTCAACAGCTAATTCCGTTGCAACGTCCTTATTCGCTGTGTAAAGCTCAACATCAACGCCCTGAATGACCTGAAACGTCTCTCCATCTGCAAAAAAATTATCTGTGTTTGTACACAGATAACAAATGAAGGGAAGTTTCGGAGCCTTGCCGACCGGGAACGCACGGTATGCCACCTTCTTATTGAAGCCGCTTATGGAACGGAGTGCCGTACTCAAATCAGTCAGAGTCATCTTCCTCATCTCCCTTCCGTTCTGTGACATATAACTCCATACGCCCATCATCGCGCCGGAATGTACGGTATATCCGATAAATTTTATCGTTGTACTCGAGGATTTCTTCCCCCGAATACTCTGTCAACCATACAAGAACGCGATATTCTGGCTTGAACCCCTGCATTCCTGCTTGATAGAACTCGCTCATTGATACAGAGTCCACGATTCCGAAGATTTCGTTCTTCGTCCACGTTTCCACCCATTGACCGAGATCATCTTGCTCGTATTTGATTGAAATCAATGCGATTTTTTCTGCCAGATTCATGAGTTTGCCCACGTTGTGTAGCCTGAAGCCATGCCCATCTGTGCCTTCTGCTCGTCATAAGACTTCTTAAACGCTTCGGATCTATCCATCGAGCCATGCATCAGCTCGAACTGATAACCAACATATGTGATAATTGCGCGGATTATGAGCGCATCGTTCGTGTCTGTACTGATAACGAGCGCATCAACCCCGGCAATCCCGAGATCCTTCGCGGCAGCATCAATCAGATCCATCAGCTCCGAATCGAAGTCTGTTCCTGTTATGAGAAGTGCTAATTTTACTCTGTCAAGCATGGTTTACCTCTGCAATCTACTCTTAAATGACTCTTCGAATTCCGGGTATATTACAACATGGCCCAGATGTCCAACCTTGACGGAAGGCTCTGCCCAGATATCAAACCCGAGATCCGTTGCACGTTTACAGAATGCAATATCTTCCCCGAATTCTCTTGTGGGGAAGAACGCTGTGCTATGATGTGCCCATACCGCCCGGATTATCTCAACCGAGATCAGAACGCAGGCCATTCCGCACCCTGCAATTTTGAACGCTTTATCGGGATATTCGCCCTTCCATTTGCTCACATTCGGGAATATTTCCGTGAATATGCAACTTGGGTAAGGCTCCCTTCTGGCGTGTGCGATGCCCGTCACGAAATCCTTGCCCGAATCCATCAAGTCATCGAACAGATCCTCCGTGAATACCATATCCGAATCAAGCCATAGAACGTGACTGTAATCTCCGCCGATAGCCTTCAGCGCAAGCTTATCTCGTCCAACATGAACAAGCGTGCCGCCCTGAATCGCCACCTCGTAATCAATCCCGTCCTCTGAAAGCCGCTTTGTTAGCTTCAAAAGGCTATCAACGAACTGAAAAGGCATTGTGTCATTTGAAGGAATAGCAATCAATAATTTCATTTCTTCTTCGCAACCGGCTTCTTCGCCGTTGTTTTCTTTACCGGAGCCTTCTTTTCGGGAGTCTCGACCTTTGCCTCGACCTTCTTCTCCGGAACTTCGATAGCCTCGACAGAAGCCTTGACAGCATCAACTTCTACCGCGCCATCTGTTGACGTAAGAAAAAAGCACTCTTCCGGGGAAACCTCAAGGATCTCCCCGGCTTTGTGCCAGATTCTCGCATCTTTTAAGAGCTTAACCTTCATAGATTATGCGCTCTTCTTGATTACGCAGAACATTTTGTTCGCTGTCAGAGCATGAGCTGCGTACTGTCTACCAACGATCTTAACAAGATCAGCTTCAGCCTCTGAAAGATCATCGTACTTGATTACGATGCCTTCGCCTTCAGGATAATTAACCTGAACGCCTGTCAGATCGCCAACGATAGCGTAAACCTGATTCGTTGATGCGCTCGTGTATGCAGGAAGTGCAGAGCTGAACAGAACGGGAAGTCCATTGAACGGATCGAAGCTGAAGTTTCCGCCTGCCTGTGCGCCAATGAATGAAGCGTATGTAAGCTTATTCATGATGATAACAGGGTTCTGTGCCTCATCAGACAGATTAGCGAATGCCGTTGCAACTGTGGTAAGTGCAGGATTCTGCGTAATAGCTGAAACAGCTGCTGCCGATGATGTTGCTGTTGTAGGTGCGCCTGCGATATCAGCGATAACAAGCTCTGTGAGTTTCTTAACGATCTGATATGTAAGCTCATCATAGATGTAACGAACGAGAGTCTCTCCGCCCATTGCGATAGCTTCATCAGAAACGCGGATCCACTTCTTGATGTTCTTCGGGATCATGGTAACGATTCCAAGTGTAAGGCTCTCTTCTGTAGGAGCTGCTGTTCCTTCAGTATGAACATAAGCACCATCTGCTGAAAGCTCGAAAGCAACCTTGAGATTGCCTCTGATGTTGGTTTTCTTAACTCTTGAAAGAATGTCACTCTTCTCCCAAGCTGTTCTGATTATCTCATCAACGAGAGCCGGAACAGGAACTGCTCCTGAAACGTTCTCTGTAAGAAGGCTTCTTACTTCTGCATCATTCTCTGATACAAGGTAACGTGCAAATGCATCAACATACTCTTTTGATGCGCGTATTTCTGCGTTTGTCATGATTTCTTTCCTCTCTTCTTCAACTTTTTCTACCACAACAACAGGAGCCTGTGCTTCTGCTACTGTCTTGCGGATTTCAACCCTTTTTGCCTCTTCTGCTGCTCTTGCCTCAAGCTCTTCCTTTATGGAACGAACTTCTGCCTCGAGCGCGTCCAGATCAGCACCCTCATTGTCAACCTCTGCAACGATAGCGGCCTTGCGCTCTTCGAGCTGCTCAACTGTCATTTCTTTGATTTCCATAGCTTAAACCTCCGATAAGATTCTGATTCTCTGTTTCTGAATCTCACGCTTCTCTCGCTCAAGTCTCTCCGCTTTTTCTGCTTCAATCACTCCGTTGAAGTAGTCGCGAGTCGATACGCTCAATTCTGTGGTAGGATTTGCCGGGAAGCTTACAGGCGAGACGTCAAACACCTTTGCAATCTTATCGACAACCCTTGTATGTGTCGCACGATCGTAATGATCCTCTGCGACAGTAAACGCGAAGGACATCTTCGGATAGTTTCCGACTTTGATATCTTCGTATAAATCGCGAGCCTTCTGCGTTTTACTCAAATCCGCTCTGTTTCCGAGTCCATGCTCGTCCGTCCATAATTCAACTGTTCCGGCTGACGTTCTGGCATATACCGCGCCTTCATGGTCGATACGGAAAACAACATCTGACAGATCCGCCTCGTCAAAAGCGTGAGGATCTATCTGCTCGAAGTATTCGTTGCCGTCCTCGTCTGTGAACATATGGTAAGGTTCAAACGTGGAAGCATAGCCCCTTACTTCATAACTAGGAGCCTCTTCTGTCTGATCGATGCGAAGCTCCATGCTCCTGTATTCTCTGTCATTCTTCATCATTCACTCTCTCCTCATTGATTTTCTCATCAGCATTCCAATACTCTCCGCGAATGATTCGTGAATCTCCATTCTCCACCGGAGGAAGATTCCAAATCTCCCGAACATCATTGATGCTCATGATTCCTCTATCCAGAAGCTGACTCGATACGTTCAGCTTATCTGCATTGCTCATGTACTGAAGCCTGTTCGCTGTGAGCATTACCTCATTACCCTGACTCTGTTCTCTCAATGTGAACAGCATCTTCGTCATGACTTCCGAGAACTGTACCGCAAACGGCTCAATCGCTCCCTCATAGAACGCGCTCCATGCATCGCCGTAAGCCTTATTCTGAAGAATATCCTCATTTACCATGAAATACTGATATACATTCTTCTCGATCAGCTTCATTTCGTCCGCCGCCACCGTGTACGGCTGTGACTTAACCTGATTGATATTCGTGTATGTATTCGGGAAGAGCAGCAGGCCGCCTCCATCTGCTTCACGGCTGAAGTTTTCCTCCGAAAAGCGTTTTCTCTCATTCGCGAGATCATCGGCCTTCGTGAAGTTATTCACCTGTGCATAGAAGCGATATGTAGCAGAACTCTTTACGGCTTCCTGTATTCCTTCGTTCTGTATATGAATGAGATCCATCGTAGGGAATAATGCGTGATTATTCTCACCCATCAGATCGTTCTTATACTGAAACTTCGTGAGGATTCCGCAATATTCCAATTCGATCGCGGCTCTCTCGCCCCACCGGAAGTCATACCGGAGATAAGGAACATCGTTATACTGAATAACCTCAACATTCGCCGGAAGCGGACAGAATATTCCGCTCGGTTCTCCGAACTTGTCATATATCGGGATTATGAATGCCGTGTTATGAACGTCCAGAACTGTCGAAAGCCTATAAAGGAACTGACTCCACGTCTGGAACTGATTTGGAGCCTTTGCGAGTTTATTCTGTAAGGCAGGCCGTGCAGATCCTACGCTCTCAAATTTCAGCTTTGAGATATGCACCGCTCTGGCATTAATTGCCGATCTGATAAGCTCGGACTCATACAAGCTTCCGCCCCAAGACGTAAACCTCGGCTCATACCCGTTGAGCATCTTGAATGATCCCTTATACTCTCCCTTCGGCTTCGGAGCCTTTTTCATAAACAAATCAAAAAATCCCATGTTAAACCTCGTTTGCGAGTCTCTCTCCTATTTCTGCATACCATTTCTGCCGCACACAAAAAGCATCAGCCAACGCCGCAACGCCATCTATGTGAGAACTAGCATTCAACTTGATAAGTCTGCCTCTGCCGCGCTCCACGTTCATTTTTATCGCTGAATTAAGCAGATGGATTTTCAGAAGATCGTTATCTCCCATGTGAACGCGTCCATCTTTGAACAATCCTTCCATCTCCTGAAGGACTCCCCACAAGTTATCGCCCTGAAATACGTCATCGCATTGAAACCCGTATGCCTTCAGATCTTGAATGAGATATTGTGCTGAATATCTGTCATATCCGACCTGAAGCGGCAGGATTTCGTATTTTTCCACCAAATCAACGAGCCATTCATAGCAATCGTGATAATCAACGAAGTTTTCTCCGGATTCTGCTATAAGTCCGCGCTGAATGTAGATGTTGTACGGAACGCCATCCCGGGCAATAGCCTCGTCTATCTTCTGTGACGGAAGCCAAAACTTCGCGAACACATATAACTCGCCGTTCTTCTCGATAATGCACGTTGCCGCTGTCAAGTCCGTTGTTTGCGACAAGTCAATGCCACATACCGCATAACTCGACCGGAACTGTTCAAGATCAAGCGGATCCCCGAAGCACTTGTTGACCGTTGATGTATCAAGCCATGCCAGAGAGCTGTTCTGCTTAATGTTGCAATATTTAGTTATGAACTCGGCCTTCTTTGACAGAGAGCCTTCTGCAATCGCGATTTCCTCGAGCATGAAGTCAACTGACACGGAAACACCGAGATTCGGATTACTTTTCCGAAGCTCGTTGATGTCATTCCACCGCTCGAGATCATCAATGGTATATAAAAAGGGAAGCAGCTTCTTTTCCTTGCTGTCTCCCTTCAGTAAACGAGTGCATCGCTTGAATAACTCATCATATATCGAGTCATTTATATACCCGGCTGTTGTGCAGGAGAGAAGAATACCTTCCTCCCTTGCTCCCATACCGGACTTCATTACTTCATACTGTTTGAGTCCTGCATCGCCTTCCCAAGAGGCAATCTCATCACAAACACATAAGCTCGGATTGAATCCGTCCGACTTCTTCGCGCTGAATGCGATCTTCTTCACTTGCGAATTTGTTGCTGTGACATACAGATCAGACATCCTGTGCTTCGGAAGCTCCGAGTCATCCTCGAGTTTTTTATTATGATAGTCTCTCGCGGATAATCGCTCTTTCATCTCCTGATACTCTGGATCCAAAAGAGTCATTTGCCAAATATTATTGTAAATAATGTCAGCCTGATCCAATTTCGGAGCGATGTTGTAAACCTTCGCACCAAATCCACCTTCTATCTGCCAAACGTATTTCGCAATGGCAGCGGCCAGAAGTGACTTACCATTCTTCCGCCCGATTATCAGGACAACCTCCCGGAACTGTCTCAAGCCTTCCTTATCGACTATTCCGAACAGACTCGCAACAAAACACTTCTCCCATAGCTCAAGAATGAGCGGCCCCGGAGCAAGTTTGCCTTCTGTGTGAAATCCGTGAGCTTCTATCCACTCAATCGCATCATCGGCCTTCTTCTGATCGTAAAAGAACTCTTTTTCCTCGAGTCCATGTATCAAATACTCAAGAATAAGCCGTATATATTCGCCTGCGCATACGCTTCCGTCTTTAACTTTTTGATAGTATGCGTAGATCCAATTATCTCGGCTTTTCTTCCCCATAATCTTCCCAACCTTCGATAACTTTCTCGCATTACTCGAAACTCTAG